GTCATCTGCCTGTTCCTGGCTTAAAAAACGTGGTTGAGCCTTTGACGGTTTCGGTGCGTGTCGGTTGGTTGTCGACTTGGGCGGCGATCTTGTCGCGTTGTTTGTCGGTGAGGCCGGGTTGGTAGTAGCCGGCGTGGCGTAGTTCGGTGTAGCGCGTCATGCGGCTGTGCGTTCGTGGAGGTTGGCGGCGCGCATGAGTCTCTTGATCGTTTCGGATTCTGGGTTCGATCCGGGTGTGGCGCCTGCGACTGAGCGTCCGATTGCGGGGATGCCGCGGAGCTGGTCGGCGTCGCCGGGTTTGGTGAGCTCGTGTCTCAGCGGCAGCGGCTCGTCGGATGTGGCGAGCGAGTCGAGGACTGCGGCTGCTTGTGCTCGTTCGAGCCGGCGGCGTTCGAGTACCGGTGTGTCGTTTGCCCTGTGCCGTGGGAGTAGGCGTGCGTCATCGCCAGCACCGCGACTGGTCGTGCGCCTGGCTGGCTGAAGTGGCACCTGTGGCGTGAGGGGTGGGCGGCCGGGTTTCGTGGATCTGTACCTGGCGCCGCGCGGTGGTGAGTGTTGCACATCGTTCGGCGTGCATCAAGCGGCTTGTTGTTCGAGTTCTAGTTCGAGCCGTTTTCGGCCACGTTTGATGTGCTGGCGGGCGGTGGATTCGTCGATGTCGAGGAGTTGGCCGATGCGTCTGTAGCCGGCGCCGCGTCGCCAGAGGTCGAGTGCGAGGATCTGCTTGTCGGTGCAGACCTGACGGGCTGTCTCCCATTCGTGGTCGGTGAGGCGCAGGCCCGTCACGCGGCGTCCGCCTGGTGGAGCTCGAGCGCGAGTCCGAGCCGGTCGTTGAGCTGTTCGTCCGTCCAGTGTTCGGCTGCTGCGCGTTCAGCGACGAGATCGGCTACGCGTTCGAACGGATGTCGCTTCAGCGTCGGGACGATGTGGCGCACCCAGTCTTCGCCTTCGACCTTGGTCGGTCGTTCGCCTTCGGGTAGCCGTGTCGGCGGCATCGGCTGTGCGTGTTTCGCGGCGGCTCGTGCTTGATCCTTCAGCTCGGCTTTGAGGAGCGTGACGAAGAGCGCCGGCACGTCGTCGACCGAGCCGCGTTTGACCTTGGCGGCGTGCTTGGTGACGACCGCAGCGAAGATGGCTCCTGGGAGCTGGCGTGCGATCGGTTCGACGATCTTGGAGTCGGCGCCGAAGCGTTTGCAGGCGTCGCGGATGTCCTGTTCCGTTGGGCTCTCCACCGCAGCAGCAGAGGTCTGGAGATCTTCGGTTTCGGCGGATCTAGCTTCGAGACTGCCTGAAGTGCTTTGGACCCCTGCTGCTGAATCCGTAGCTAGTCCTTCTTCCGTCACTCTGTCACTACCGTCATCGGGCGGGCGCCTGCGCGCGGGCGCGCGAGGACGGTCCACAGACTGTCCTGCGGACACGGCGTTGGCTGTCCGCAGTTTGTCCGTGTTGTGTCCTGCGGACGTTTCTTCGTTTTTGGCTCTCTCGGCACGTTTCCGCAGACGGTCTGCTTCACGTCGGGCATCGCGTTTGCCGTTGTGGTCTTTCCAATCGTGGATACGAATTGCTCCACGTCCGGCGTCGTCCCAGAGGCCGACTTCGATCAAGAGCTCGCGGTCGCGTTTTGTTGCTTCGATCGCTTTCAGCTGGCCCTCGGTGAGCACGCCGGCAGTGCCGAATCCGGACGCGTACGCGAGCGCTGCGGCGTAGCTCCACCGGGTCGCGCGGGGCACGTTTCGGATCTTCGGGTGAGCGTAGATGCGGTCGTCGAGCCACGCCACCGCTACGCAGCCTCGAGCAGCTCGATGAGCTTGTCCGATGAGGCCGTAACGAGCGCATCCCGCGCATCCCGCGCAGCCCACGCAGCCCACGCAGCCCGCGCAGCCCGCGCAGCCCGCGCAGCCCGCGCAGCCCGCGCATCCCACGCAGCCCGCGCATCCCACGCAGCCCGCGCAGCCCGCGCATCCCACGCAGCCCACGCAGCCCGCGCATCCCACGCAGCCCACGCAGCCCGCGCATCCCGCGCAGCGTCGGTAACGGCTTGCTCTTCGTCGCTCGTGAGAGTGTCGCCGGCGGCGATCCGCTCGTAAGCGGCTGCGATCTGCCGGCAGACAGCCTTGATGTCGTCCTTGTCGGTGACGTTCTCGAGGCCGTGCGTCGGATCGGTGAGCATCCAGACGGCGAAGCGCGGCCAGACCGGGGCGAGATCAGATCCGACCTGGATCGCGCCCATGAATCGTACGGGCCACTGCTTGGCGACATCGGCGTCGAGGGCTTCGAAGATGCCGTCCTCGAGCCATGCGAGCTGCACGGGGATTCCGAACTCCGTCTCGTATCGTTCGTGGCCGCCGTCGGGATCCTCGAGCAGGCAGCCGACGGCGCAGCCGCGGAAGATGCCGTCTTCGTCTTCCTGCCAGTAGCGGCCTTGGATGATCTGATCTGCGGCCTGATGCGCTTCGATGAGTGCGAGCGCCTTCTGTTTGGCGGCTTCGTCGCCGTGGTAGGCGACGAGCTGTGTGCTCGAGCTGGTCACGACAGTTCGACGTCGGTGACGATGAGGGACTTGGTCTGTACGACCGCGTCGACGTCGCCTTCGCTGTCGCGGCGGTGCCGGGTGCGTGCGCCGGCGACGTGCGCTGCGATCGCCAAGCTGGCGGGCTTGCCGGACTTCAGCTTGTTGAAGAACTCGACGTCGGCCGCGGCTGTGCGGTCGAGCTCGATCGAGCCTGAGAATGAGAGTTTGATGACGGTGGGGTCGGTTTCGTCGACGGCGACTTTGACGCGTGGGACTTCGAAGAGCTTGCCTTTGTCGGGGTCTTGGCCGTCGACCTGGTCGTCGTCCTGGTTTTCGGGTTGTGCGCTCATGCTGATTTCCTTCCTGTTGAGAGGGCTTCGAAGCTGAGCTCTGCTGGCGAGCGGTCGCCATATGGTCGAGCTGCGACCCAGCAGTGCATCGGGTGGGCAGATCGCGGTGCGAAGCAGTGACGGCATCGCCCGTTCGGCCTCAGATCCCAGATTCGGATGGGGCTGAAGGAGTGGGGCGAGACGTCGATTTCGCTCATGCGGCCTTCTTTCCGAGCTCGCGTGTGAGCTCTTCGAGTAGTGGCCCGACGCCGGCAGGGAACGGTGTTCGGGCTTGGAGGACGACTGCGATGGCTTCGAGATGCCGTGGCCTCACGATGTAGACCTCGGCTTGCGCCTTGCAGAGCGCGGAGATCCAGCGCACCTGAGCGTCGGAGACGATGCCCTTCTCGGTCTTGAGCTCGAGCCAGACCACGCGCTCGCGGATCAGTGTCCAGTCGGGGTAGCCGGGCTCGGAGCCTTGCGAGCGGAGGGTGTGGTACGCCTTCCAGCCGAGCATGCGGGCTAGGCCGGGATTGGTTTTCGTGCCGATGACTTGCTGCTCGAGCTGCTTTTCGAGCATGTCGGCTATCGGGATGGCCGGCGCGACGCGTCTCACGCTGCAGCGGCCTTTTCCGGAAGGTTTCCTGAATGGTTCAGGAATTCGTGCGGATCTCGGCCGCCGTTGCGCTCACGCCGATCGGCGTCCCAGAGGATCTCGGACATGCCGTCGAGTAGGCGTTCGAGCGGCCCAGGCTCAGGATGCGCCGCCGCGGCGGTGATCGCTTGCGCGAGGACGTGCTGGACAGTCGGCTTCACGCTGCGGCCTTGATCTCGACGACGACTTGGCGCCAGTGCACGATCGTGAGCCCGTCAAGCTGGACGACGCTTTCGACGAGCATCCGTCGTCCGTCAGCGAGTGTGATCTCCGAGCCGGGACCGAGACGCCTCACGACGCGGTTCTCCGCTCACGAAGTCTCGCCTGAGCACGCCGCGTGTTCTCGGCGAGTGTGACGAGCTCCATGTGACCCGGGTTGACGCAGCCAGCGTTCGCACAGCGATGGTCGACAGTCAGATCTCCGACGATTTGGCCGTTGACGGCCTCGTATGCGACGCGGTGCGCGCGACGCTGCTTACCGTCGAGCCAGAAGAGGCCGTAGCCGTCCCTGTCCTTACGACCGAGCCAAGGCCAGCACTCGCGATCCTCGCGGCGCTCGTACTTCGAAGCAAAACGAGCAACATGGTCCGAGCGTGGCCGTCCGCTCGTCTTAGGCCAAAACGTTCGGGGATGTCGCGCGACGCCGAGGCGATCGAGGGCATTGCCGACGGTGACATCCGTGCAGCCGAAACGGGCCGCGATCGCGGTTGTCGGCATTCCCTCCTCGAGGTAGAGCCGCTTCGCAAGTTGATCGTCGATGCGCTGGCCCATCAGTACGGGATGTCTCCGCCGAATTTGCTGTCAGATTTCTGCTCGATTCGCAGCACGAATTGGCCGTTACTCGTGCGCCGGATCAGCTGCTTTTTCTCAAGCGCGCGAACAACATCGCGCGAGTCCGGTCCGCACCAACGGCAAATCTCGTCGATCGCGTGCTTGCCTCGAGCGGCGTGGATCGCTGCTCCGATCTCGTCGGCGCTGCATCCGTCAGGAGTGTCGGCGAGGAGCTTGAGGACGGCTTCTTGGCTTCGGCCGACGCGGACGAGCGGTTTCGCTTCGCCGAAGATGTCGATCTGGCTCACACGCCCTCGAGTTCGTCGAGGAACGACTGGAGCGCGTCACGCTGAAGGCCGCTTACGACGGAGAGCTCGTCGAGGCGTGCGATCTCGTCCTGGAGGCGTTCGCGGCTGGTGCCGAGGGTGGAGAGCCATTCGTCGGTGCGGGACCCAGCCTCGCGGACTGAGGACGGGCTGGGAGACGGGCCGTCAACAGCAACGCCGCCGTTGGCTTCGGCAGGCGTGAGCGATGCTGGAGGCGGTCCGGAAAGGACGGCCGCCTCACTCGCCTTCGGTTCCCGCACCGACGATCTCGAACGTCCATGAGCGCCGCCACGCGTCGGAGCGGGAAAGCCGGCCGCAGCGATTGCAGCCGCCCACGAACCACACGCACGCTTCACCTGATCCGTCGTGGGCCGACCGGGAGCGGCCTTGGTGAAGTCGCGGTTCGTCGGCGGTCGGCCATGCTCGGCAGCCCAAACCTTGATGGCGTGGATGCAGCTGTCGTTCGTCCACTTCGGCGCTGTCGCCACAGTCTCAACCTCCCGTTTAGCTTCTGGTGTCTCGACATGGCCGTTCCCGTGGCCGCCGTGCATCAGATTCAAGTGCGCTGTCAGAAGAACGCCAGCGCGCTCCGACGGACCGACGAACGTCCAGCCACACCGGGGCGCATGAACACAGCGCGTCATCTCGGCGACGACGGCGCTCACGACAACCTCGACGCCCAAATAGTCCATGAGCCGCTGATTCGCCGGCGCGAGCGGACCGACGACCTCGATCCGGATGCGACGCGCAGCGACGTCGACGAGGAAGTCCGACAGATCGCGCACATCAGCTCGGCCTCGCAGAACGGCACGACACGCATGCGTCGACCGTCACGGGATTGAACTGCGCGCACGGGCAGCGCCAGAGAAGCGGTTCACACGCCGCAGAGCCGGTGCGTGTTGGGCCACGCCGACCAGTCGCGGCCACCATCTGAGACGCGGTACGCGACTCGTGCTGCGTAGACCCAGTCAACGAGGATCCTCCGCCTGTCGATCCACGGATGCCAGTACGCCGAGCTCTGCCACGGCCCGAGGTTCGAGCCGTTCACAAGATGGGCGCCGTCGGTTGATTCGTAGTGGGCGATGCACGCGGCGGCACGCCAGCGCTGTCCGAAGACCTGCCGGCTGATCTGAGCGATGAGCGCCGGCTGCGGTACCGAGTTGGTACCAGCGCGCGCGGGCGCGACGATGAGCAGCGCGAGCGCCGCGGTGAGGACTGCGAACCGGATGCGTGAGCCTCCTGGTCGATTGCACGGCCTCACGGGTCGACTGCCCGTGGCGTTCGAACGTCGTTAGATCGACGTGGACTCGCCTAAAGCGAGATGCTGCTCGGCGTATGTCGATCAGGCGAGTACGCGAAGTAGTCCCGAACGAGGGATTCGACATCGTCACCGACTGCGCCGATAGCAAGCTGTGAGGCTGATCGGCTGCGTCAGGGTGAGCCGCGTCGGTGGTCGCGCCGGCGACAGCTTCATCAGCCCCCAGGTGCAGCGCGACCAAGTCGAGGCGTACGCGCGGGCGCGCGGCCACACGATCGTCGGATGGCAGGAAGACCTCGACAAGCCCGGCTCGACCCTGAACCGCCCTGGCCTCCAAGCAGCACTCGCGGCCGTCGATCGTGGGGAAGCCGATGGGATCATCGCGGCGAAGCTCGACAGGATCACTCGATCGCTGTCTGACCTCGGCAGGCTGCTCGAGCGAGCGCTCGCCGGCGGTTGGAACATCGTTGCGGTGGACGTCGGTCTCGACATGGCGACGCCGAACGGCAAGCTCATCGCGCACATGCTCGGCGCGATCGCCGAATGGGAACTCGACCGCCGACGTGCCGACTGGAGCGACGCACGCGAACGGGCGGTCGACCGAGGCGTGCACATCGCGTCGAAGACGCCGACCGGCTACAGACGCCTCAAGGACGGCCGGCTTGAGCCCAGCGAAGACGCGCCGGTGATCGCCGAGCTCTTCCGTAAACGCGCGGCCGGCGTCGGCTGGCGTGCGCTCGGGGAGTTCCTCACAGACGCAGCGGTTGTGACGCCGTACGGCAACCTTCAGTGGAGCCCTGGATCCGTCAACGCGCTGATCCGCAACCGCGTCTACCTCGGCGAAGCACGCTCGGGCGAGTTCATCGCAGCAGAAGCGCATGAAGCGATCGTCAGCGAGCGCGAGTGGCGCGCCGCGCAGATGGCTCGCGGCCTTCCCAGCGCTCGCGTCGGGCCTCCGGCGCTTCTCTCGGGGCTGATTCGATGCTCCGGCTGCCGCTACCTGATGAAGGTCGACTCCATGCGCGACCGCAAGCGCGACCGGCTCGTGATGTACAGCTGTCGCCGCATCCACGCCGCCGGCAAATGCCCGCGCCCTGTCACAGTCCTCGCGCGAGTCGTCGATCCGCTCGTCGAGGAAGCGTTCCTGGCTGCTCTCCAGGGCGAGAACATCGCCGTCGAGGCAGCACGAACGAGCAGCGCTCTGACGGCTGCCGGTGCAGAGCTGGAGGTGGCGCGAGGAGACCTCGGCGCGTACATCAGCACTGACGCTCTCGCGATCGCAGGCAAAGACGCCTTCGAAGTTGGACTCGCTGTCAGACGCGAACGCGTCGACGTCGCCGTTCGAGCCGTCGAAGATCTCCGCGTGCGCTCCGCGCCACTCGGCGACATGATCCCCGGTGATCTCGTGGAAGCCTGGCCGCGGCTTGATGTAGCTCACCGGCGGAGGCTGTTGGCCGCTGGCCTCGAGTGCGTTGTGGTCTGGCCGCATGCGTCAGGCAGCCTTCCCGGCGAGCGCATGGGCCTCATCTGGCGCGGCGATGCGCCGGACGATCTGCCGCGACGTGGGCGGCGCGTTCCTCTTGCTCCGTGGCCTGATCGTCCAGGTGACTTCCGGGTACAGGAGCCAGAAGATCTCTAGGAACTCTTGCTCGACAGCGTCCACGGCTTCCTCGTTCACGCGAGCCCCCAGATCCAGGCGACGATCGCCCACGAGCCAACGAAACACGAACCGACGAACCAACCGATAGCCGCGAAGAGGAACATCCCGAACGGGACGCCGTCTTGGAAGATCGCGATGTCGTGCTGGACGCCGAACCGCACGACGCGAGCGCGGATCCGTTCCCAGTCGATCGCCATCCACGCGAGCGCACCCACAAGAGCGATCGCGGCGCCGAACACGACCGACATCAAGCCGCAGCTCCCTCAGGCGCCCTGAACGGCGACTCAGCCGGCGCGCCGATAGCATCGAGGATCGCCTCAACCTTCTCAGCAGGGATAGCCGCAGAAGACGTCTGACCGGTGTGCGCATCGAAGATCGCTCTGAGTCCCACCTCGTCGACGCCCGCGTCCTTCGCACGCTGGAAGATCAGACGGCGCTGAGGCTCAGACGCCAGACCAGCCTGCGTCGCCTCAGCGGGCTTCTGGACGCCGCCCGCAGCCCACTCGCCAAGCGCACGACCGGTCGCATCGGTCAACGGCCTATCCAACGGCACGAGCGGCCGCAACGGGTCCGGCAGCTTGATCGGCAACGGCACACCCGGCCTGTCAGCCATGCACAGGAACGACGCCGTGAGCTCGTACGGTAGGTTCTTCTCAGCGATCGGGATCCAGCCGTTCAGACCCGTCAGCGACGGCTTGTCGATGAACTTCTTCTTGCCGGGCTTCTCCGGGTCGTCGATCATCGCGACCTTCGGCTCGGCGCGGAAGCAGAGGATGACGTGCGCGTTCACGCGAAGGAGGCGTGTGACCATCCGCTTGTGCGCCTTCTTCGGGTCGATCCACGACATCAGCCGGCGCGCTTCTTTGCCGTCCATGATCTCTTCCTGCCAGTCGAGGACGCCGCCGTCTCCGTACCACTCGTGGGAGGCTGAGTCGACGACGATCACACGGTTGATGCTCGGCACACCTGACTTCTCGAGGAAGGCGTCGCCGGCATCGATCGCGTCGGTGTACTTCGCCGGCCGAAACGGCTCGTCGATGCGGCCGTGCTTCAGCTCGGGGAAGTCGTCGGCGTAGATGAGCATGCGGCCGTTCTCGGTGTCGATCCCGACGAACGGATGGCCGGCTGCCAGGCCGCGGGCGAGGAGCATCGCGCTATAGGTCTTGCCCGATCCTGTTCCGCCCGCGAGGCCGATGAGGAGCGGCACGTTCTCGCGTTTCGCGTCTCTGAACTCGAAGCTCATGCCGCGACCTCGCGCGCTTCCTTCTCAAGCCAGCGTGTCTCTTCCCACGACGGCGCCTCCGCGTACGCGACGCGTGTCGGATACGCCGGCCACGTGTCCGTCTCGAGGCAGCGCTTCCACGTCGCGAGAGCCCAGTCGACCTTCGCGTTCGCGAGCTCGAGCGCCCCCGGCGCGAGAGACATGACTGAGAGCGCGTACGGCGGCGACGTCTCGACCACGACGAACCGGAACTCAGCCTCGGCGCCTGTGACCGCCTTGAGGCCGCGCAGGTAGAAGGCGAGCTGGACGTCGTAGCCGATGTTGAAGATCGTGCGCGACCAGCCGTCAGGGTTCGCCGACCGCGACGTCGTCTTGAGGTCGTCGATCGCGGCCAGGTCGTCTCGGAGCCAGTCGAGCCGCGCGCGACACGCGACGCCGTTCTCGTCCCAGATGAGTGACCGCTCTGGCTTGCCGTCGGCGAACAGAGGCGGGTCGACCGGGAGCGCGGCGACCTGGCTCTGCACTGCGTCGACCATCCGCTCGACAGCCGCCCAGTTCTTAAGCAGGACCGGCGTCTGTCCGGCGTCGTAGGCCTCGTCGCGTTGCTCCTGCGCGGCCTTCGTGCGCCAGTCGGGCGCGTCGATCACGACGACGGCCGCTTCGCCCTCGAGCAGCAACGAGTGAGCGATCGTGCCGACGTCGAACTTCTCGTCGTGGCTCGGCTCCCAGTCGGGGTTTAGCCGCGGGTGTGCGGCGCGAGCGTGTGCCGGCGATTCGGCGATCAGGATGCGCGCAATCGACGCGGAGAGGGTGACTGTGTCGGCTGCAACCTGGTCGCTGTGGTAGTCCTCGGCGCTGAGGTCGAGGATCTCGTTCACGGTTTGACCTCGGTGAGCTCAAGCCGGATCTGCGTCTGAGGAGCGACCGCGACGGGCTTCCACGAACGCGCTGGGACCGCGACGAACATCCCGGACTGAGACTTCTCGTCGAGCTTCGACACGACCGCACGGATCGCCGATGTCGCGCTCGACGCTTTGATCGTCTGAACTCGCGTCCACGAGTTCGGAGGCACGCCATCGTTGATCGCGCCGGCTGGCCCTTTCGCCTCGAGCGCTTTCAGTACGAGGTACTCGGTCGGCGCGGCCGTCTTCTTCTCGGCAGCCATCAGACGGCCTCGAGCTTCGCCTGGCGAACATCCGCCAACACACGCACGACGGCGTTCGAGTCGTGGATCGTCTGAGCGATCCGTGCGTCACGCCCACGCAGGAGGAACCAGTAGGCGTCCTCGGCCGCGCGTGCGTTCCTGCCGGCCTCGACGAGGAACCGGCGCATCTGACGGGTGCGGCGCCGGTCGCGGAACCGTCTGGCCCGGAGGGCGACGAGCGCGAGGCCCAGCACCAGGATGACGGCGAGGCCGCCGCAGATGATGCCGAACAGCGCCCAGTAGAGGTCGTTCACCGTCGAGTACGTCATCTAACGTGTGCTCCTGTCTGGCGTCCGTGGTGTGCCTTGGCCGGGATGCCGCGGACGCCGGTCGTTTGTTTCCAAATAGGGCAGCGTCGAGAGGTCGCGTGAAAGGTCGGCTCGTCGAGGAGCCAGTTGAGCCGTTTTCTAGGCGACTCGAAGTAGCCGGCGTTTCGGATCCGGTCGACGCGCGCGAGGATCTCCGCCTCCGTCACGCTGCACGCCCCTGACGCCGAGCTCGTTTCGCCGCCTTACTCGCCTTGCGACGAGCAGTGCGCGTCCAGTTGACCCGAGTATGACTCCTCCTCTGGCCCTGCTCGACACGCCGCGTCCGGTCGAGCGCAGCCGTAGCCTTCGCATCGGAAGCGCCGAACGCGCCGAGGAGTGCCTTCCTGGCCTGCCGCACGTCATCGTTCACGCGCCGACCTCGAGGATGCCCCGCCTGTAAGCAACGTCAACCGCCTGCACCATCGTCCGAGCGCCGAGCTTGGCACGGAGCGACTTCACATGCTCCTTCACAGTCGTCTCAGCAATCCGTGGAGAAAGCAGCCGGCCGATCTCCATGTACGTGTGGCCGTCAGTCGCTAGCCTCAGCACCTCAAGCTCGCGCTCAGTGATCGGCCCCGTACGCGCGAACCTGCCGTCTGCTGTCCGCGGAGACGCGGCCAGGACGCAGCCCCGCCGGTCGGTTGAAGTAGCGCCCTCGCTTGAGGCCGCGCCCCCGCGAACAGTTCCAGGGTCGGTCGTAGGCGCGCCGATCATCTGGCCCATCGCTACGCCGCCCGTGAAGAGGTCGAACCAATGAACCACATGCCCGAACGCGGCCGCTCACGCAGACGCCGAATCGACGCCGCACGCTCAGCAAGCACACGCGCCTCCGCGCTGATCGGCCGGTCGACACGGATGTCTCCGTGCACCGGGCGGCTGCGCAGCTCAGTCACAGCAGCGACCGTCACGCCGCTGCCTCAGCGAGGAAGAACGACATGGGCTGTCGAGTGAGCTTCGCGACCTTGATCAGCATCTCGACCGAGATGTCCGAGACGCCCTGCTCGTACCGCGTCAGCGTCCGAAGGGAAACCTCGAGCATCGGTGCGAACTGCTCCTGCGTGAAGCCGGCGTCGGCACGCGCCTTCTGAATCCGGGTTCCGAGGAGATCAGCCACTTGACGACTAGCAACCTACTAGTCATGTTGTGACTTGTCTATGGTGACTAGTAGCGCGAGAAGTCAATTTACGATTGCCCACGGCAAGCTGCTTCTTGCTGTGGCACTGACGCCCAAAGAAGTGGGAGAGCGGATCAAACTCGCCCGCGACGCCAAAGGCTGGACTCAGCTCGAGTTCGCGCTCGAAGCCCACGTCTCGCCTAGTTCGGTCACGCGATGGGAGAGCGGAAAGCTCCCACCCGTTCGAGAGCTGATGCGGATTGCAGCGCTGCTCGGCGTCGAGCCAGAGGATCTCGTCGAAGAGATCCCTTCTATCTCAGTGCGCGAGGACCGGCTCGTCCGCCTTGAATCACAGCTAGAGACAGTGCTTGATCTCTGCCGCGACCTGAAGGCTGAACTTGTCGCGCTGACCGAAGATCGGCAAGCTCCGCCCGAAGCTCCAGCTCAAGACGGTTGAGCTCTTCAAGACGCTGCCAAACGGCCGCGTCGCCGCATTCGGACTGCCTGCCCACTTGACTTGAGTTTGTAACCTGCGAAGCAGCATCAATGCAAGCGGAATCCCTCGCGCGAGGGACGACTAGCCGATCGTCCTGTTGACTTCCGGCATGGCGAGGAAGTGAATACGCACATGCAGACGACGAAGCAGACCTACTCGTCGCCGATGAGCTACGTCGGAATCACGAGACGCACATCGCGGCTGGTGCGAGTCGCCGTGACAGGCAAGCCCACACCAGCCGCGATCGCGATCCTCGCCGTGCTCGTGCCGCTGTCACTCGCGTTCATCGCTCTGATGTACGCCGTGCTGCTCGCCTGGTACATCGTCGTCTTCGGCCTCTTCGGGCTGCTGACGATCCCGTTCAGGTTCTTCCGCCGCGGTCACCGCAAGCAGCTCGCCGTCCAACAGCAGCAGCTCGACGTGTCGAGGCAGATCCTCGCCGAGCAGCAACGAGCTCGCGAGCTAAACGAGCGGTAGCGGGACAGTCACGTCGCCCTGCTGCTTGAGCAGCTCGGCCCACGTGTGCGACGTGAAGTGGAAGATCCCCTTGAGTCCCCACGAGACGCCCCAGCTGTTCTCAGCGGTCACGAGATCGGTTGCGGGGTCGTAGCCGCGGATCTCGAATTCGTGGCCGCCGCGGATCTCGCCTGAGATCTCGACGAGGCCGTTCTCGTCAGGCGTGTCGAAGCCGTCGTACCAGGCGACGCCGGTGATCACCGGACCCTTCATCAGCGCCTGGAGCGCGGCCGCGATCGAGAACGCGTGCTTGTAGCCGGCGATCAGACCTTCCGCCTTGGCGACCTTGCAGACCGCGAGGCCAGATGATCCGGAATCCGTCGGCGGGTATTCACCTTCGATGTTGTCGATCTTCGTCGCGGCCGAGTAGATCGCAACGGCGTCCTTCTCCGTGTGCAGCTTCCCGCTCGCCTTGTGGAACGGCGCTGTGTTGAGGACGCCGGTGATGGCGTTGCCGGTGCACGATCCGAGGTTGCCCTGGTTGAACGGGTTGCCGTACCTGTTCCAGAGCACCTTGACGAGCGGTGTCGCTTCGTCGACCTCGACTGCGAAGTCGCGGGAGCGACTGTCGTGTTCGATATGGCGACCAAGCGGTTTGCCAGGAACAAGCCGCTCTTCAAGCTCTGCTACGTAGACGCCGGCGCTCATGAACGCGCCTCGCATCGCACCTGCGGCAGATTCGACGCCCACGCCAACGACGCGTGTTCTCTTCCGTGAACGCGTGGCCAGCTCGGCACTGCGTGAGCGACCGTTGCCGCTCTCCGTTGACTGAGCCAGCCATTCCTCGCCGTACGTTCTCGGCGTGTGTCACTGGCTCTAGATGCTGCGGGTTCACGCACCAGATATTGCGACACGTGTGGTCGAGTTCGCAGCCCTCGGGGACAGGGCCGACGATCTGCTCGTAGCCCCAGCGGTGTGCGGCTACGTGTTTGCCATCCACATAGAACCTTCCGTATCGCGACCACCGGCCTGCAGTCCAGAGCCAGCAGCCATCCTCGTGCTTCTCGATTCGCGCGTGCCACTTCTCGAGCGAGGTCACGCCTCAAGTTTAGTGAGAAACCGATCATTACTTCGCTGCCGGCTGGTCGCTCGACTTGTTCGTGACGCCGTAGACGGCTCCGAACGCGGTGAGGGTGAGCGACGCGATGACGATCCACTGCGCGTCGGTGACGTTGGAGAACTTGTCTGCGCCGACGAGTGCTGTGCCGAGGCCGGTGAGGAGTGCGCCTGCGCCGGCGTAGATGGCCTTCAGTGCTTTGCTGAGCCCTGTGGCGATGGTCTTCATGTTTTCCTTTCGGTCGATTGGGTTGCTGCTTCTGAACGGATCGCTGGTGCCTCGGATGCGTCCGTGGCTTTGATGAGCCGTGCTTCCTCGAGCGCGGCCGTGTTCTGAGCTACGTGGCCGCCGAAGTAGAAGCCGACGACGATCCCGGCCCACGCCACGAGTGCGATCTGCAGCGGCGTGAGTTGGACGCCGTTCGATGTGACGGCGAGGTAGATCACTGCTGCGACGAGCGAGAGTGCGAGTAGCGACGTCGTCAGGCTCCGAACGACCGAGTCGAGTTTCTGCGGTGTGAGGTCGCGGCCGGACACATCAGGCTCCCGCCGCCAGAGCGCCGAGGAGGTCTTCGACGCGGTTGAAGTTCTTGAGGTTCTCGCGGTGGTGGAGCTCGACGAGCTTGGTGACGTCTTCGAACCTCGGCAACGCTTCGAGCGCTGCGATGCGTTCGCGGGCTGCGACAAGGTCGATGTCTGCGCGGTCGACGCGGCGGCGCATCGACTCCTTGTCGGCGAGGAGGTCCTTGATCGTCTCTTCGCGCGACTCGGCGAGGTCCTGCCATGTCCGCGCGGACGTCTCGGCGGTCGCGAGGTTGACCTTCGTTTTCGACCCGTACCAGGCCGTCGCGATACCGGCGATCAGCACGACGACTGCACCGATCTGTTCGACCTCAGTGCCGATTCCTGATGTACCGACGAGCCATCCGGTCGCGGCGGCGATGCTTCCTATGATCTCGCGCGGGTTCATCGTTAGAGGAGCGCCGGGTGCCTGTAGACGCCGACAAGGTTCTCGATCGCCTTCTCGTGCGTGAGCGAGATCGGCTCTGGTGCGTCACGGTCGAAGATCCACGACTCGTGGCCGTTCGACGAGAAGATCGCGGTCGACTGGTTGCCGGCCTTTCTGCAGACCGACGTGTGCACGGTGTTGGCAGGGCTGCCGAAGATCGCGCAGTCGCCGATCAGGTACTTCCCTGGCGGCGCGGGATGCGCGCGGAGGAAGTCGTATTCGGTGCCGGTGTAGCCGAGGCCACCGTAGTGCTCGTTGAGCGGGTCGGCGATGTAGATGCCGGTGTGGTGCATCGCCCAGTTGAACGCGAGCGCGACGTAGGCGGAGCAGTCGTCGACGTGGTGGAGTTCTGGCGCGACGCCGATGCCGGTGTACGGCCTGTTCTGGGCGTAGTTCCACTTGAGCCGTGCGACCTCGGCGCGCTCGCAGAAGTCGGCGAGGGCAGCGCGTAGCTTGCCCTTCTGGGCTGGCGTGAGCATCCGGAGCGTCCCTTCGGTTTAGGGGTTAGGCCAGATCGACGACAGTGAGTCGTCCTGATACGGGTAGATGCCGCCGCCGACGAAGAGGATGTCGCCCGCGCAGCCAGAGTCCGGGTAGCCGCCGTCCGGGCCGCCACCGATCACGACAGCGCCGGCGTTTGGATAGTGGAACCGGCCTCCGGCGTCGACGACCGCGGGGGTTGGAGTGTCCCACTGGGTCGCGGCGTCGGTCGGATCGGAGCTCGTGAAGGCCCAGCCGTTCAAGATCCATGCGAATGGGGCGTTGTAGCTCTCACCGTCGGCGCCCGGAAGGTTCTCGAACCTGCCGCCTGGCTCTGACTGAACGACGAGCCTGACCTGCACCGCAACAGTCGCCATCTGCGTGGCTGACTGCACCATCGCGAAGCCGTAGGAGAGCGTGTCGTCGAGAATGCCGTCTTCGATGCTCGGCGTGAACGGCGTCCAGAACGGCAGCTCGTCGTCTATCGGATCCGTGCCTCCGCGCTTATGCCGGCGCCCGTGCTGTAGGTAGCCCATCTAGGCGAAGACCCCGTGTGTGTCCATCGACCAGACTGCCGGTGAGAGGTTCAGGTCTAGCTCGACGTAGTCGAAGAGGGGGTTGAGCGGCCTGACGCGCATCGTGCGGCCTTCGATGTAGTGGTCGTCGTCGGGCGAATCGCCAGGGATCGCGTAGAGCGTTCCCGTGTCGCCGATCGCGAGGTTGATGATGTCGCTGATGTCGCACTGAGACAGGAGCGCCCACGTCTTCGCCGCGCGGGCGTCGCCCGGGTCGATCGCCTTGATCTGGAGCGCGCTCACCGACGCCTTCGGATCCTTCTTGTTCAGCACGAGCAACTTCGCGTAGAGCAGCGTCTCCGCGTTCGCGTCGTTCCCGGTCGTGACGCCTTCCTTGATGACGAGATCGGTCATCGGGTCTGCGGCGTGCTTACCGAAGTCGGTGACCGACGTCGCGTCGATGAAGACCTGCCCTGGGATGTCGACCTCGAGGATCCCGCGCGGGTAGGCGAGCGCGGCGTTGATGATGTCCTTGCGCGAGTCGTTCGTCGAGAGCACTCGGATCTGGGCTCGGTCTGAGTCGAGGCTGATCGCGAGGCCGTCGCCCGCTTTCCAGCGTGTGAAGTTCCACGCGTCGGAGCCTGCGCCGGCGGCGACCGTGTCTGGATCGAAGCGGCTTTCGCGACCGTGCCAGCAGAACCGTCCGAAGCGGTCCGGATAGGTGTTCCCGATGAACGGCAGCTCGGCGTCAGAGCAGTCGCGCAGCACCACGAGCGCGGACTCGTCGGCGTCGTAGTTGACCTCGCAGCCGCGCACGTTCCCTGAGAACGGGACGTACATGAGGACGTCGATGCCGACATCGGTCATCACCTCGATCACGCGGTCGTCGATCGTCCCCGTCGTCTCGGCGTACCAGATCGTTCCTTCCGACCCGGCCGGCGGCGTCACGCCGTCGAGGCCAGGTGTGAGGCCGTAGCCGGCGAGGTAGTCGAAGATGTCGACGCAGTTCAGCTGGACGTTCGCGAGGATCAGCTTCCCGTTCGCGTCCGTCGCCGCGTTGATGTCGGCTGTGACCTCGTCGATGTGGCCGCGGAACTGCGGTTCCCATGTCTCCGTGACCGGGTTCCAGAGCTGCAGTGCGATCTGGAGGCCAGCGAGGTCGCTCGTGCGCGGGTCGTAGTCGCCGGTCTGGTCGTTCAGATAGACGGTCGCTGTGCCTGTGTCGGTCTGGGCGATGAGGGTCTGGCGTCCGACCTGGAGGTCGTAGCCGGAGACGAGGTTGTCGGTGTCGTCGATCCGTGTCCAGGTCGGATTCGGCTCGAGCGGGCCGTCGTCGTACGCGATCAGGACCCGGCCGGCGGGTAGCGAAGGCGGCGCGGACACCGGCTAGTTTCCCGCGTTGGGGCCGCGGCGTTGCGACGGGTTGCGCCGGTCGTGGCTGATCTTCCACGTCATCGACGCCCGGCCGATCTCGCTCTGGTCGATCTTGACGACGACGGTCGAGGGTGTGATCGTCAAGCCGCGGCCGCCGGCGGAGCTCCCTGTCGGGACGCCGACGCCGAACGCGCCGACGCCTGTGTTCGGGACTGTGCCTCCCTTGCCGATCTGTGAAAGCTTCGCCTCTGCTCGTCGTTTCGCGTCGCCGGTGAGGCCGAGCGAGTCGGCGAACGCCGAAGTGTCGAGCTGCTTGAACCCGAGCTGGTTGCCGGCCTTCGTCAGCTGGCCCTCGAGGTCGGCGAGGAGCTGCTGCATCTTCGTGCGGACGTCGGGCGGCACGAGCGAGTCCGAGATCACCTTCTTGATCGCAGCCAGCTCCGTCCTCACTTTGCTCGTGTCGAGCGACGTGCCGCTGATCTCCTTGACGACGTTCGCATACTCGGTGCGGAGCCGCTTAAGGCCGGGCGTGATGTCGTCGCCTGTCGGCCCGAAGCCGAGGATCTTGAAGTCCTTCGCGCTCAGTTGCGAGCTCTTCGCAGCCTTCAGGCCTTGCACGGCGTCGAAGAGCTGCTGCTGGAGGTCGAGGGTGTCGCCGGTCGCTTTGATCTCGGCCTTGATGCCGTTCTCGAGCGCAGTGAACGCAGCGACGTCGTCCCTGAACGTGGCTGTGGCCTGCGCCTTCGTGATGCCGAACTGCAGCGACGCGAGGAAGTCGGATGCGACCTGCGCCTGGTCGCCCTTGATCTGCGACTGCACCGAGAGGAGTTGATCCTCGAGCGTGCGCCGGCGGGTGACGTCCTTCGTCGCGGCGAGCCGCGCGCTGATGAGCCCGGCGATCGTCTGCAACGCGCCGATCTGCGACTTGATGTTCGTGATGAAGCCGGCCCGGGTGAGGTCGCTCGAGATCGCGCTGTCGAAGAACGAGTTGCGCTGCGTCGCGCTCAGTCCGGCGGCTCTGGGAGCGGCTGGCGCGGGCGGCAGCGCTGGGTTCGGCGTGGCGTCGCTCGTCGTTCCGGACGTGTTGCGAGATCCTGCTCCTGCGGCCTGCGAGACGGCGATGCCTGATTTCAGGGCTGCCGCGAGCGCGCCTTGCGCCTGGTTGACAGCGCCGATGATGCCAGCGACGAAGGTTGCGCCGACCGTCGCACCGTCGGCTGCCGATGGCGCGTTGAGCGAGTCGAGGGTGGCGTGCAGCTTCGTCTTCAGATCGCGCGCCATGCCGCCTTCTGGGCCGAGGATGCTCGGAATCGATGTGAACGGGTCGATGATCCCGAGCACGACCTTGATCGCCTTCGCCTCGAGCGCCGATCCGACTGAGTCCAGACCTCTGCCGATGCCGTCAACGAGCGCCTTGCCGACCGCTTCTCCGATGCCGGCCATCAGGTTCACCTGAGCCTTGAACGCCGCGACCAGCAGGCGGAACGTTGCCTTCGCGACCGCGTCCCAGTTGACAGACTTCAGGAAGACGACGACGGCGCCGATCGCCTTGCCCAGATCCCTGACTATCGACCGGCCAACCTCGTTGAAGTTGACGCGGTCGAGGACGTCGGCGAGCTTGTTGAACGTCGCGCTGAGAGCGTCGCCGGCGGCGCGTCCCGCTTCCTCGATCGCGGCCTTCCAGTTGACAGCCTTCAACGCAGCTCCGGCGCGACCAGCGAGACGCGATGCGATGCCTCGGAAGTCGATCTTGTCGAACTCACCTTCGATCTTCGAGCCGAGATCCTTGAGGCCGTCGACGACGACGTCGAACTTGGCGTGCGCGCCCTTTGTTTCCGTGAGCTTCACGACGAACGCTGTGAGTCCCTTCAGAGCGCCGCTGAACGCCGGCACGACATCGCCGACGAGCTCGCCGGCGAAGTCCTTGAACCGTTCGCGCAGAATGTCGAGCTGGCCCGGCAACGTCTTCCCGGCGGCGGCGGCCGCGCCCTGGTAGCGGCTCTCGAGGTCCGAGAGCAGCACCTTCTGCGCGGCGACGACGCCGGATGTCTTCTCGATCGCCTTCAACGCGTCGAGCTGGCTCTTCGTCAGCACGATCCCGGCCCGTGAGAGCGCGACGGCTTTCGTTGCCGGGTCAGCGAGCGCCCGGCCGATGATCGTTGCCGAGGTCGACGCGGCCTTACCCGTCCGTGACTCGTAGTCGGTGACGACCTTCGTGGCACGCGTGAAGATGTCGTTGTTCTTGCCGGCGAAGTCACGGATCTGCGTGAACGAAAGCAGCACGTTCTCGGCCGACTGGATCACCTCGTCGTCGATCCCTGAGACGTTCGACAGCGACGCCGCGAGCGCGTGCACCTGCTTCGCCGAGAGGTTCGACGCGTCACCTGTCGACTTGATGACGGCCGCGGTCTGAGCGGCCACACGCGTCGTGTCCGTGAATCCACCGATGCCGATATGCACGGCATCGTCGAGTCCCTGGAACGCCTTCTGGAGCACCTCGATGAAGACGAAGCCCTTGACCAGTTGCCCGAGCCCGATCGACAACCTCCCCAGCGATCCGCCGAGGCTCTGAGCGTCCGCGCTGGCTCCTCTGAACGTCCGTGAAAGCCCAGATGCGTCACCGACAACCTCAACGATGAGCTTGCGTGTCGCCATTTAGGCGTGCTCCCAGGCGCTGCCTACGCGGTCGAGCGCACGGCCGACGGCTGCGTCGACGCCTGCGATGTTTTGGTCGAGCGCAGGCTCCATCGCGCGGCCCATCAGCAGGTCGAAGAGGTTCGGGCGCCGGAGCGCACGGTTCTGCCTGGACCTGCTTCCGCGTTGCTTCGGAGCGACATACACGGCTGTCTGTGTGACGCCGACGCGCATCTGCGGCCACTTCTTGCCGATCCGGCTGATGTTCGCCACGGCGAGCGCCTCGGCGTCTCTGGCGATCGGCTCGCCGACCTCTTTCAGAGCCGCACGAAGCTCCTTCTTCGCGAGCGGCCCCACCAGCGCGAACGCGCGTTGAAGATCGCGCAGCCCTTTCACCTCGACTGCTGGTGCCGGCATCTAGTCGGGCGTCCCGTAGAGCGCTTCGAAGATGTCGAGCGCCAGGAGCAGGTCGGCTGGTTTCACGTCGCCGAGATCTCGCGGTCGGAGGTGGAGGACGTGTCCGACTCGGGCGTCCCAGTATTCTCGAGCCGGTCGGCCTGTTCGTCCGAACTCCTCTGTGAATCGTCCCCAGAAGTCCCGTTCGAGACGACCGAGCTTCTCAGCGATGACGGCTCGAGCTCGGTCGTCGACGCCGGGGGGTGGCCGTCGTCGCCCTCCTGATCGTCGTCGGTTGCGCCGAGGTGCTCGAGCGCACCGATCATGTTCGCCTGCCCGATCAGCGCCTTGACCCGTGACGGGTTCTGCTTCGGGTTCGCGCGCTGGTAGGCGATGTGCATGAGCGCCCTGACGAATCCGGGGTTCTTGATCTTGGGCCTGATCAGCTCCTCGAATTCCTCTTCGGACGTGTCGGGCGGCCGGGCGAAGTCCTCGAGCGTGAGGCCGGAGTAGTCGTACAAGACCTGCGCCTCGTCCATCGTGAACGTGTCGATCGAAGGCGCCTCGAGGAGGCTCCCGTCGATCTTGAATCCGGTTTCAGCGGCCACGCGTGTGCTCTCTTTCTTGAGTGGTTTCCGGCGTCGGCTCAGGTGGCCGCGTCGGCTGTGATCCCGAGTGCGTCTGCGGCCGCGAACGTGATGCCGCTCATGACGCGTACGTCGCCGCGGCTTGCGCCGGGCGGGTAGCCGAACATCTTCACGTTGCCGTGCCAGACCTCACGCGTCGCGTCGATCAGGCCGTCGGGCTGCCATTCGAGCTCGAACGTGACCCTGTCCCTGTAGAGCGGGTACAGGATCGCGTGCCCTTCCGGCGTGTAGAAGATGTCGGCCGTGGCTGATGCTGCACGGTTGCCCTGGAGTGTCTCGTCGAAGCCTGTTTCTGAGAACCCCGAGGCGTCCTGCTGGGCATCGGTCAGGTTGAGCGCGAACGACTTGAACAGGTTCGACACGTCCTCGCCGTCGATTGTGATCTTGTCGTAGAGCGCGATCTCTTTGGTGTACGTCACCTCGCCTCCTTCAGATGCGAGAGGCGCTTTGCGGCGCCCCGGTTGACTGCGTTTCGCTGGCCTCGGGCGGCCAGGGTTCCGGCAGCTGGTAGCTGCCAGGCTCGATCGAGGGGGTGACCCGCTCGAGAAGTTGGATGGCGCCACGCTCGATCGCGCGACGCTCGGGACCGGGTTCGAGCGCTGCCTCGAAGGTGGCTCCGGGCTTGTGGCCGCGGTACTCGCGGCTCCCGGTGACGAGGTAACGACCGTGCGTCATGCCGCGACCAGCTCTGCGCCCAAGTAGTGCGCGCGCATCTCGGCGAGCGCCTCGTCCGGGTAGACGCCGGCGAGCTCGACGAAAGGATCGCCAGGCTCGCGTGAGCGGCGCAGCGCAGTCACCTGCCGGTACGAGTTCAGCTGTGTACCGCCGCTCTTCCAGTCGATGATCTGGCGGTCGTGGATGTGCCGATGCTCGACACGCATCCGGTCGCGGTGACGGAGCCTGACATTCGTGAGGATGCTCGTGTCGCACGCACGATGTCGGTCTTCGTCGGCGGGCCGGTAGCCGAGCGGCTCGAGAAGCTGGCGAGGGTAGACGCGGATGCCGGCGCCCCCCTCATAGTTCAGGAACGTCGTGACGATCTCGCGGCCGTCCTCGCGCACGAACGACATCCGCTGGAAACCGACGACAGTGTCGGGGCCCGGGAGGTCGAGGAAGAGGCGGTGGTCGACCCAGTCGTCAGATCCGCACGGGACGACGTAGTCGGCCGGCCACGGGTTGACGCGCTCGTCGAGTGCGAGCTGGATGCCGTCGTTGAACTTCCGTGAGACGAAGTCGTTGGCGCGGCGGACAGTCCCGAAGCCGAGCTCGCGAGCGGTGTCGAGGTTCTCGTCATCGCCGACGACCACGGCGGTCGCCGCGACGCCTTCAGCGCACAGCGCGTCGCATGTGCGGCGGAGCTGCGTGAGGCAGATGCGGGCGAGCTGCGGCCTCCCGTGTGCCGGGACGACGAACCAGAGAGATGCCATCAGGCTGCGATCGCCTCAGAGTCACGGACGGCGTTCATCCACCAATCGGGATGCCAGAGGAAGTGGAGCTGGCGCGGATCTTCGGTCTTGGTCGGCAGCTCCGTCACGTCGAGCTGCACGGCGAACTGGTCGGCTGTCTCGTCGAAGCCAGGGTTGAGCCACTTGCCGCCCGAGTCAGAGATCCGCCACGGGAACGGGTACGCCGACCAGAGCGCTTCGTACTCGAGGCCGAAGTCGGCGAGCGGCCGCGGTGCGAGTTGGAGGCTGACGTTGCCGCGGGTGATGACGCGATCGGCTGGACCTTCCTTCACGCGGCGGCACTCGAGGAACTGCTCGTCGTTCGCGAATGTGATCTCGCCGGGAGCCCGGTCGCGGTTGCACATCGGGTTGCCGTGGCCGGCGACGCCGCGCACGGTGAAGCCGAAGCCGCGGAGCGTCGCGAGCGCCTCGTCGAGGATCACGCCCGGGTCGCGACCGGTCTTCAGAGATTCGGCCAGGGCGTCGGTGTGGATGCCGATCTCGTGGCCGTAGCCGGCGATCTCGTCGAGCATCTGTCGGAAGTGAGGGAAGCCCCAGTACGGCGACGTGTGGAGGACGTAGAAGGTCGAGCGGTAGCCGCGCTCTGCTTCCCAGCGTGCGATCTTGACCGCGGTAGCGAGGGAGTGGCCTGCGTCGCAGTCGTGGCGGAGGCCGATCACGTTCGGAGCGCGCTCGCCGGCGACGACGTCCTCCATCGCGACGACCTTCGCGGCGCGCGCGAGGAACCGCTCGTCGAGCTCCTCGATGTCGTCGGCGCGGAACGGTGCGAGATCTCTCACAAGTACCGGTGCTCCCCGTGCGGCGTCCCGAGCTCGGCCATGTAGATCTGATGCTCTGATGGCTTGCGGTCGCGTACAGCGCGCGCCCTGGCGATCGCCTCGGTCTTGAGCGCTATCGCGTCGGGCAGGTTGCACATCCGGTCGATGTCCTCGGCGCAGGGGAGTGCCTGGAAGCGGATGTCGAGCTGCTTTGTCGGAGCGATGACGCCGATGATCGTGTCCGACCAGAGCCGGAAGAAGTCGTCGCACGGATAGCGGTCCCAGTACGCCATGACCGCGCTCGTCCAGAGCGACCGGTCGCAGATGCTTCCGGAGCCGGGGAAGACGAGATCGTCGTAGCCGCCTTCGATCCCTTGCGCTCGGGCCCCGTCTGACCACTCGGGCCACATGCAGCCGGTCAGCACGCCGGCCTGGTATTCGGCGACGATGCGTGCCTGGTCGGCCGGGGTGTGGACGATGTCGTCGTCTTGCGACCAGATGATCTCGTTGCGTGCGCGCATGGCTCCGAGGACGCGGCCGTAGGTCATCTCGTTCTGCTCGACCGAGTTGTCCCAGACGATCGCGTCGGGGAAGATCAACGAGTCGAGGATCGGTGCCAGGTCGACGTCGCCCTTCGTGACGATCACTGCGCTGACTTGGGCCGGGCTAAGCAAGAGCGGCTTCCATCTCGCGCATGTGGTGAGGGCGACTGTCGAGGCCGAGCTCGACCGCGCCCCGTGTGTTCGGGTGGCGCATGTAGTGGAAGTGCGTGCGGCCTGACGACTGGAACGTCGCGCCCTCGGCGGCGAGTGCGCGCCAGAGTCCCCAGTCCTGGAGAGCGATGTCGCGGAATCCCCCGACACGCCAGAATGCCTTTCTCCGCACGCAGGATCCAGCGACGAATGGGTTCCGGTTCGAGTCGAGCACCTCGACCGCGGTGAGCTGCGGCGGGATGTACTCCTCGCCGTCCGAGCGCAGGTAGCCGAGCTGCCACACATCGGCCGTCACGCCCTCGAGGCCTTCAAGCGCGTCAGGGAATGCGATGTCGTCGATATCTAGGAACCAGATCCACTCGGTCCCGGAAAGCGCGACGGCATCGTTGAGGTAGTGGGCTTGTGGATGCTGCCACCTGAGGGCCGATCGGTAGACATCTGCGCCGGGGACGACGCGATCGCGCTCGTTGTCAGTCGCCACGATCACGGCCGCTGGCGCGACGGTCAGGCCAGCTATCCCGGCTGCCCACCGCGCGACAAAAGCGTCGTGCGTATCGCCATAGAGGCAGGAGACGATGGTCACGTCCTGCACAAGACCGCCCAGAAGACTCCGCCCGCGTGGTCGGAGCGCTTGATGCACTCGACGACCTCCCAGCCCTCGGGCGGCTCGACGTGCGTGTCGACGCCGATGCCGAGAACGACGAGGCGCCGCGCAAGCTTGCAGAAGATCCCGATGCGGTCGGCGCAGCGTTCGAAGTGGCCGGTCGGGCTGTCAACCGAGACGACGTCCCATGCGCCTTCCGCGGTCTCTAGCCATTCGTAGGCGTCGACGTTGAGGAACGACCAGCTGCCGGGGTAGAGGTTCTGCATCCTGTCGAGCCGGTCTTGGTCGTTGTCGATGCAGGTCGCTGTGAGTCCGGCGTCGTGGATCCATATGGCGTCTTGGGCGCCCATGAACGCTGCGGCGAACACAACGAGCGCGGTTTCGCAGCCGGCGAGGTAGGTGCGCGGGTAAACGTCGGCGCTGCGTTCGCGGACGGCGTCGAGCATTACAGCACCCACTCGACATCTCCTGCCGCGAAGCCAACGCGTTCCTTGTAGTAGACGAGGCCTTCGGTCCCGGAGTCGTGCCGGTTGTAGTAGAGGACGCCGCCGTTGCCCGCCTGGTCTTCGACCATCCCCGCGAAGAGGAGGTACATGACGTCGTTGGCGAGGTGGTCGCCGTGGCCGAGGATCATCGAGACGAGCCCGAGGTCGGCGACGCGGTACAGCGTCATGTATGCGACGAGTGTCGGCCCGTGGAGGACGCCATAGGTGCGGATGTTGTGCCGGTCGCACGGATACTCGGGGAGCTTTCCGTGGACATGCTTGGTGAGGTAGCCGGCGCTCATCGGCCGTCCCTGCCGGCGCTCCTTCGACGTGTTGATCGCGTGAAGGTCGTCGTTGAACTGGGAGCGGTCGATCTCCTGGAAGGAGTAGCCGAGACGGAGCGAACGGTCGGCGCGCTTGCGGGCGGTGCGATGGACGGCTCGCCACTCGTCGAGGGAGTCTGGGAGTGCCATGATCGAGACGCCGAGCGCGTACTTCGGCACGTCGAGCTGGTTCTTCATCCGCCACGCGAGTTCGAGGCAGCCGGCTTCCGCGCAGCCGTCGAGTAGATCGACGCGCTCTGATGTGGCGAGAGCGGTCGTCATCAGCTCGGCCGTTTCGTGACGAGGAGCGGCCAGAGGCAGCCGAGGTAGGTTCCTTCGCCGCCGGGGATCGGGAAGTCGCGGTAGCCGGTGCGGCCGAGCGGCGCAACGCGGGCGATCCCGTCGAGGAGCGGGTCGGTGAGGATCGCGTCGGTGATCGACAGGTCGCCGTCGTCCATGAACGCGAGCAGCAGGTCTTCGCCGGCCTCCTGGTCGGCCGTCGAGACGCGCGCGCGGACTGTGAGCAGGAAGGCGCCTTGGAGCTCGCCGAAGCCGGCATACGCCTCGTCCTCGGACGGGTCGGACGGGTACATGTCGATCGTCGGCGGCGTCGGTGAGAGCACGGCGCGCGGCTCGATCTGAAGGTCGACTTCGGTCGCGTTGGTGATCTCGTCGCGGATCAGGTCGGCGAGCGCGTCCATGATCTGCGCCATCGTCGCGGTCGGCATCTCAGGCGACGCCCCATTGGTCTTTCAATGGCGCGAGTCGCTGGGCGTAGCGTTCCCAGCTGTACCGGATGTACCGGCCTGGGTTGGCGGTGTATTCGCCGCTGTCGCCGAGCAGCCCTGTCATGCCGGCGACTGATTCGGTGTGGCGCCAGAGGTCGGCGCCCCGGTCGAGTTGCACGCTGGCCGCAAGCTGGAGTTCGTCGTCGGTGAGCTCGACGCCGTCCGCGAGGTCGATCTCTTTGTCGATCTCGACGAGCGCGGCGGTGAGGTTGCGGACGAGCGCTGCTTGCTGGTCGTCGCTGACGTTGCGGAGTTTGAGGATCCGCGCGAGCTCGTCCGTCGTGGTGTAGCCGACCGTGCTCACGCTGGGCCTGCGACGGTGACTACCACCGTCTCGTCGAAGTGGTGATGAACGGTCACGCGCATGGAACCTGCGTCGCTATTCGGGAAGCCGCTGACGAGCACAGTGATAGTGGTCCCGTCCGGGTAATACTTCAGACCCGAGGCGCTTCCGCTGACGATCGTCCCGTTCGCATCAAGGGTTTTCGTCGGCCACTGATAGACACCCGAGTTGTCGACGATCGCCGTGTCGCCACCTGAGAATGCTTCACCATCGTCGATGTCTCCCACCCAGACGTAGGGACCGTTGCTCATGTCGAAGTCGAAGTCGAATGCTTCGTCAACGACGAAAAGCACCCACTCGACTGAACTCTGCGGTAGAAGAACGACCTGGCCGATCTGCGTATAGGCGGGCTGGACGTTCCCATCTGCCGTCGCGTCAGAGAAAACGCCGCCGTTCAGAGTGATTGTCGTTTTGTTCGTGCCGGAGTTGTAGACCGACGACGCAACGGTGTAAGAGCTGTCGTTGCCAGTTGACCCCTCGATGGCTAGAGAGACAATGCCGAGCGAGATGATCTCAGCCGGGAAATAAGACGAGCAGTCACCGGTAACAGTGACAATGCCGGGGTCGATGTCGGGATCTGCGCCTTCATGGATGGCCGTGATCGGGAAGGTCGGAGGGAGGGCACCGCCCACGAACTCCATGATCTCGTCGGTGATAGCCGCGCCGCCGTCCACGCCTCCAGCCAGCGCGCGCCTGACAGCAGAGGCCGCGACCATCCCAGCGTCGTAAGGGTCAGTCGCCTGCCACGTCTCAAGCGTCGTCGGCGAATCAAGACCGTCGATAGCAGCATCGAGGTTCGCGATCTGGTCGTGGTCGTACGGCATCAGTTGCCCCCGGTATCCGAAGACGGGCCGGCCCCACGCACTGGCCGACCCGTCTCCATCGTCTTCAACGCCTCTGACCTACGACGCTGTCGTGATCGTCGAGAACGCGCCCGGATCGACAACGACGGCCTCGAACGCGCCGATGATGCCGACCTCGACCCCGCCGATCGCAGGCTCGACAACGTTCAGCTCGACCGGAGCACCGTCCGTCTCCGCGACCAGCAGCCCGGCACTGTCACCGACGATGATCTCGCCGGCGTCCATGCCGCGCGACACGACAACGTTGAGCGGGCCGATCGCGTCGCCCGCGACGTTCACGAACTGCGAGAACGCGGCCGACGTGAGGCCGAGCAGGTACCCGTAACGGTCGGGCGCCATGTAGATCGTGTTCGCGACCCGGCCCGAGTTCGCGAACACCGCCGAGTAGCCGGCACCGACCGCGGTCAGGAAGTCCGCGAACGTCGGCGTCGACCCGATCGGCGACCCGATGTCGTGCGTGAAGCCGGAGTCCCTCAGCACGGTCGCGGCGTCCTGCTCCGTCAGCAGCGCGTACGACGCCGCGGCCAGGTTGAACCACAGCTGCAGCGCGTTCGGGGTCGACCAGTTGATCGCCTGCCACGACAGATCGCCGCCGCCGAGGTAGGTGCTCGCCTGCGTCGTCAGCATCCCGACGACCATCCCCTGGTTCCCGGCCTCCGTCTTCTCCGCGGCCTGCACCGCCACGAGCGGCCGCTGCGTGACGGCCGGGTACGTCAGCGTGCCCCGCTCGAGCGTGGTCCGCTCGGCCGAGTCGACGATCGGCCGTGACTTGTTGATGACCTGGAAGATCTGGTCGATGAACTGCGGCGGCTGCAAACCACCGACGTTCGACGACAGCGTGTTCGCCGGCGTCCGCTGAAGCAGCTGGAGCCGCGACCGTGCCGCTTCGACCAGGGTGTTGTCGCCGACCTGGCCGGCGATCTTGCGCGAGATCGTCGACTCGCGGGAGAGGATCACGTCGCGGGCGTACGCCGCCATCGTCCGGTAGACGACCCCGTCTCCGTCACCGTCGATGTCGTCGCTTGCGCCGAGCATCGCGCGGCGGACCGACTTCGACACCTCGGCGGCCTTGTTGTGCGCTTCGAGGTCCGCGGCGAGCGAATCGATCTCGCTGTCGAGCTCGACGAGCTCGGAGCGGTAGACATCGATCTGGCTCTTGTCGGTGTCGCTCAGTTCACCGTCTGCGCCGCGCTCGGCGAGGAGAGCCTCCTGCTTGCCGTGGATCACCTCTCGGCGATCTACGCGGCCCTGCAGCCGCGTCTCGAGAACATTCACTTGGTGCCTCCTAGTTCGGGTTTCCGTCGATGGGCTGGCGGGTGCCGTCCTCGGAGGTGCCGGGCACGCCCGGGGTGTCCGTTTCGTCGGGTTGCGCCTGATAGCGCTGCGGCAACGTGATGCCGAGACGGCGGCAGCGCTCGACCGTCTCGTCGTCGATCTTGCTTGGAAGGAACTCTTTTGGGATGACCGTCTCCTCGACGATCTCCTCGTGTGCCTCGCGGATCGCGAGGACGCGCGCGCCGGCGAATGCTCCCTGCCTGCAGAACGCGAAGCCGGAGAGGTTCGCCTTGATCCGCTGAACGACGCCGTTCGCGCCACGCATCGACTTCACCGGCCGCGCCTCGAGCGAAACGCAGGGCAGCGCGCCGTCGCGGAGCAGCTCGAGCACGGTGTCGCCCTGCGGCGTCTGGTGGATCTTCGTCGCGACGTGGTAGCCGTCTGCTCGTTCCGAGCGAAGCGAGATGCCGTGGCCGACCACGTCGAGCAGCGTGTCGGAGTGCCCGTATTTCGCATGGATCCGGTTTGCCGCGCTCAACTGATGGTCGAACACGCCCGGCAGCCACTCCTCCCGATAGACCTCGAACCGCGGCGGGTCAGCGACTCGCGCGATCTCGCCGAAGGGGACGAGACGCACGTCGACCGTGCGTCCCTCGACTGAGATGTCGCTCGCGACGAACTCCCTAATGAGAACGGCCCTTTCGGGCCGCTCGGTGTCCTGCTCGTCGATGACGTGCTCGCTCATCCTGAACCTCCAATCACTGAGAGACCCGATGCCGGGCCAGGTGACGCGGCCGCCACCGAGGAGGCCTGCGGATCGTCTTCGTCGCTCATCGCGTCGAGCGGCAAGAAGGTGTCTGCGGCGTCCTGCCACACATACTGACCGCGAGGAAGCATCTGCGCCGTACACGCATCCATGACCCGCTTCGAAGCCGTGCGCAGCTCGAACCGCCACCACATCTCACCCAACGCAGCCGGGTTCTGATAGGTCAGGCCGCCCTGCAAAGCCATGTTCAGCAGAACCGACGGAACACCGAACGCCGTCGCCAACGCCTTCGCGTTGAACTCCTGCGACTCCAGCAAGGCCATGTCTGCCGGGTTGAACTGGAGTTCGTTGACGTCGATCTCAGGCGGCACGATCGGAGGTGCGCCGTTCCGGTTCACCGTCTTGCTCATCCACTCCGCCTGCAGCGCCGTCGCCTGATCGGACGTGAGCTTCCGCTGCGACTTCAGATACACGAACGGGACAGCACCCTGCGAAACGGCCATCGACTGGTTACCGGCGGCGAGCAAACCCCAGGCCTGCTGCGCGTACGCGCGAAGCGCCGAGCAGCCGTGCGCAGCGGCACCAGGATTCCGGTCGATCTGCACGATGCGGCGCGGGTCGAGCTCGACGTCGCCGAGCTTATAGACGCGCGCGCCGTACTCGCCCCACGTGATGTTCAGCCGGCACGAGTCGAGCACTGTCCAGAACTGCGGGTAGCCGTCCGCGTAGTAGCCCGTCACATAGAGGCAGGCGTAGCCCCATCCGTACATCTGCGCGACGATCGAGAAGATCGCGTCGCCGATCCCGTTCGGGAACAAGACCGGGTCTGGGTTCGACAACCAGGCCGGCGCGGTAGCCGTTGATCCTTCACCAGGTTCGAAGTGGATCGGCATCGACGCGATCTGCTGCGCGTTCATCTGGATGCACCGGTTCGCAACCCAGACGCGCTCAGCCAGGCGGCCATCCGCTGGCCACCAGGTCGACGATGGGCTTAGCCCGTTCTGGTTCCAGAAGTTCGGGATGATCGAGTCGAACAACGACATCCGCGTGCCCTCGAGCGGCTCGGTGTCGCGCTTCAACAGATCAAGGCGCTCCACGGCTGGGAGACGCTCGATGTTCGCGCCGGTCAGGTAGTCACGAATGCGGCCCATCAGAAGATGTGGATCTCCGCTGTAGTGACGCCGGCCGCGGCGCCTAATGCCAACGTCGCAGCGACCAGGGGCGAGATGTCGACGTGCGAGTTCTTACGAGACCATGCCCAGGCGTCGCCGAGTTGCCTCGTCTTCGAGCCTCGGATCGCTTCGCGCAGTTCCGGGGATCCGAGGTGCGCGAGCGTCCCGTCAGAGACCATGTCGACAAGTCGGCCGCATGCTTGGCCGTGCTCAGTCGCGGTGATCGTCTCGACCTTCACGCCGGCTTCCTCGAGCGCAATGAGCAGAGATGAGGCAGGCCCGGTCGCGTCGCAAACGACTACTTCAGGATCTCCGCGCTCGACCATCTCGACCAGGCGGTCGACGACCCAGCTCGTGCCCTGCTTGCACTCTTGGATCTCGACATGGAAGTCATCGTTCTGGTTGCGTCCCGCGATCGCGATGGAGGTGCGCCGCTCAGGCGATACGTCGAATGCCAGACAGAACGGCTCCTGCAGCACCGAGGTCTGATCCTCGAGCGCGTCCCAGATCTCGACTGGGAAGACCGTGTCATCGAAACCGTCTGTCCTGGGCCAGTCGCCGACGCCGCCGAGCTCGACCGCGCACGTCCGCGCCGGCATCGACTCGATCTCGTCCTCCATCGTCGACTCCGATACGAGGCCTTCCTCCATGCTCGGATTCGCCAACGGCCACCACGACCGGTCGCGGAGCAGATCGTCGGTCATCTCCGACGGATGGTCGTACGGCGCAGACCACTCGTGCCACGACACTCTGGGCGCCTCCGCGATCCCGCGCTCGCGCAGCCGTGCGAAGTTCATGCCGTGCTCATGAATGTCCTGGTCGACCGCGGAGCCGGCGTAGATCACCTTCGGCCCGTGCGGCGCCTTGCTCGCCCGAAGCATCGGCTTCTGCGCCCCGACGACGGCATCCGGGATCACCATCGCCTCATCCCACACGAGCAAGTCCCCCGAGTAGCCGCGGCCGCCGCCCTTTGTCCGAGCCTTGAAGATGATCCGCCGGCCCGACTTGAGGATGATCGACTCGCGACCGTTCGCATGCATGTACCCGCCGCGTTCCTTCACCTGTGCGTGCAGATGAGGCGCGTTCTGGATCACGTCCTCGAGACGCAACTGATGCTCCTGCGAAGTCGCAAACTCGTGCGCCGTGTGCATCACGACGTCGTAGCCCAACTCGAACGCGAAGAACGCCTCGATCGCCTGCAAGATGACGCCCTTCCCGTTCTGCCGCGCAACGTCCAGGCCGTCCTCCGACGTCGCCCATCTGTCGTCCTCGCCGAGCCCGAGCATCCCCACAATCACGAGCTCCTGCCACTCGAACAACAAACCGCCCGCCGCACGCCAGAACGCAACGCACTCTGAACCCAGAGACCGCGCACACGGCGGAGACCACGCGAACCGCGGCCTGATCACAGCGCAACCGACACCCTCCGCATATGCCGGCTCGCGGTCGCACGGTTGCAACGCCTGTGCTCAGGACCCGAGTAGCGCGACCGGTCATGGTCGTCGTGGCCGAGATCCCACGGATCGCCCGGAAGGATCGGCAGATGACACCGCGCACACGCGACGCCCCCAGAAGCAATAACTCGCTCGACCGCACGACGCTTGCGCTGATGATCGGCCCCGTAGCCGCGCGCGTTCGTCGCACCACTGAAGCGTGGCTTCGAGATCCGCCGCTTGTACCAAGCGTCCCGCGTCGCCAATACTCGAGCGCGACATACGTCGCAATACACGTGCTGCGTCGACGTCGCCGGCTGATCACACGTCCGACACTTCCGATCGGAACGGCCACGCAAACGATCAAGACGCTCCTTGCTCCGACGCAGGATCTCGTCGCGATTCGCCGCGTACCGAGCGCGCATCCGATCCTTCTCACAAGCCTTACACCGAGACGAAACCCCAGAAGCTCGCGCAGCGTCGGAGTAGAACGAATCGCGCGCTTTCGAGATGCCGCAGGCATAGCAGCGCAGCATCCGCGCGGATCGCGACGTTTCGGAGAGAGAACCAATGAC